CGGACTATACATTATTCATAGCGTATACATAATATGCCCGGGGGACTGATGCAGTTGACCGCCTTTGGGGCGCAGAATGTACTCATCAATGGCAATCCGTCCATGTCCTACTTTACGAAACTCTACAAGCGCACCACGAACTTTGCAATGGAGCATTTTCGCCTCGACCCGCGCAACGTGACCGACACCGGACTTCCCCAGGCGGGAACTCGCACCTTTCGCTTCAAGGTGCCCAACTATGCTGACCTTCTGCACGATTGCTACCTCTGCCTGACCCTTCCCGACATTTGGTCGCCGCTGACTCAACCCCCCGCGTCAACCCCCGCCGCAACCGTTCCGTTTGGCGCACCCTATGAGTTCACATGGAACAAGAACATAGGATTCAACATGATTCAGGAAGTTGCCATAAACTTCAACGGTACGACCATGGTGACCATGACCGGCGAATGGTTGAAGATTTTAAGTTATATGCAGGATGACGTATCGAAGCGCGCCGTCATTGATCAGATGGTCGGGAACACGCCGGACATGTACGACCCTGGAAACGCTGCAGGTCGGACAAATCAGTACCCCCACGCCATCAACACTCCTGCAAATCCGACACCTGCTCCCTCCATCCGCGGTCGCCAACTCCAGATCCCCCTGCCGTTCTGGTTCTGCAAGGAGATCGGACAGGCGCTCCCCCTCATCAGCATGCGCCTTACCGAAATTGAGTTTGTCGTCACTCTCACCAACATGTACAATCTGTTCACCATAAACAACGTTACGTTGGCACCTTACAAGACCCGCATTCTCGGTATACCCGGAGACACGAACAAGGGAATCCAAAACTTTTTGTCGTACCCCGACAGGTCTGGAAACCCCATAAACAGCGCGCTTACAAACTGGAACATGGATCCCTACATCGAAGCGAACTACATCTTTTTGACAGACACCGAGCGCGCGTACGTTGCTGCCAACGAGCGCACCTTCCTCGTTAACCAGGTCCGGTACGTGCGCAACGAGAAGCAGTACGGTTTGAACAGTGCGCTTATTCCCATGTACAACCTGTGCACGCGCGTCGTCGCCCTGTTTCAGCGCGTGGACCGAGCGCTCATTAATGACTGGGACAACTACACGAATTGGACGGACACGCGCTATGCGCCTGTAATTTCTGGAAGAAAGACCCCGTTTAGTTTGAAAGTTGGCGGGACAGATCCTTACGGTGCAAACAACATATATTCTCCAACGCAGTTTTTGACATCCGGGTACGGATTCTCCAACGCCATGAATCAGCAGGATATCATGGTGGAAGGCAACCTTGTGTTTGACGGAAAGGATAGGTTTCCTACTAAGAATGTCAACTTTTTCCGCGAGATCCAGAACTACAAGTTTTCCAAAGGCGACAGCGAACAGATGCCCGGGATTTACCTATATTCGTTTGCATTGGACCCGAACACAGTAACTCAACCCTCGGGGACAGTCAATGCATCGATGTTCAACAAGACCTACTTTAACTATACCCTGCTGGTTCCGCCCGTTCAAGCGACGAGTTTGACGACGCAGGCGTCGCTTGCCGTCCTCAAGGAAACCGTATTTAACTCCAATCCTGGACCAGGGGTTAACGTTTTATCCACGATATCTCCGGCGCCAGGTGTGGCACCTCTCGTCAATCCTGCCGACGTCGTTGTGCTGTACTCGACTCCCACGAACCTCGACCTCCAGTACCAGGGTTATAACTCTACGGTCTACATCGAATCCTACAACTTTCTGAAGGTTACCAACGGTCAAGCAAATGTCGTGTTTACAACATAATAGGGATGAGCATGTTTGCGGGTCCGCCAGATAATCCGGTCGTCAGCGAATCTCCCGACGAAAACGCGATCCCCGTGCAGATGGACGAACCTCCGAAACCCTTTGTCAAGAATTTTGGAGGGTTCATGTACTACTTTGTCCACTTTGGGTTCATCATTCTCGTGTGGTCTCTTGCGTGGGTCGCCATGAACGCCATAACGCTCAAGATGGGGTTCGCCACTCCGACCGCCATGCGCGTCGTGTGGGCGCTGCCTCTGCTGGGAGTTCTCGGAACTATCTTGTCGGGATACTACCCTCTCGGATGGGTGATTTCCATATTCGTCATTGGGTTTGGTCTGATGGGTCTATCGTTGGTAGTTGCAGCAGTGTTTGGTCTCTATTCCCAAAATCGACTCCCGGCGTAAGTTCCAGAATTTCGCGCATCGCCTGCGCCAGATCCTCAAAATTGCGGAACAGGATCTGATTCACTTCTGCAGGACTCCACTTGCCGTCCAGTTCAGGGTGGTTCCACTCAAGTTCGGTCAGGTCGTAGAAACCCATAATCATCTCGCGCACGATCTTAGACGAGCACTTTTTGAACTCGATAATCATGTCGATCCTGCCCGGGCGAATCAGCGCCTTGTCGAAGCGCTCGGGGTAGTTCGAGGTAAACACAACAATGCGCCCCGAGGATTCCAGAGTGCCGTCAAGCAAGTTCAGCAGAAAAGCGAGATCGATGGGGTCCTTGATAATATCGTCATCCAGTTCGAGCGCGAAGGGATCTTTCGGCGCCGAAGCGGGTTTCTCGGGTCTCTTCCAGTCCCTATTCAGCAGAACGTCGCCCATGGCGTCTGCGTCCTCGATAATGTACACGCGCTCCGAAATCGGGATCGTGTACTTTTCCAGCGTGTTGCCGTTGAATACATGAATATCGTCGCTGAAAAAGAGGTGCCTAAGTTGGGTCTTGGTCTTGATTTCTGAAAGTTGAATGTTCACGGGATGGCGGCGCGCGACGTTGGCGATCGCCTTGATTTCGGACGTCTTTCCGGTTCCCGGCGCACCGTGAAAGAGGAATCCGAGCGTGTAGGGAATTCCCTTGCGCTCGTACCACGACCGGTTTCCCAAAAAGAACTCTACGCGCTTTTTCACGACGGGTTGCTCTTCAAAGTACACGTTTTCAAACGTCCGCGTCGTGGAAAACTTGTGCTTCGTGTACACCAGAAATCCCATCGGAAGAGGGTTCTGATTGGTGCGCTGCTGCTTCTTCTTGCCTTCGACAACTTGGTCGAAATAGTAAAGGTCGTTCCCGAGTTTATTGAGCATCTTGCGCTCATAGTCCTGATTGCACGTGTCGACAAACGATTGGAGGGCGCGGATGTTGCCCTGCTTGCAAAAGAGTTGAAACTTGATGTTCTTGATACTGCCCTCGTCTGCGTCGATCTTGAGGAGGCGAAAGTAAATATCTTCACCTACCCGCACGGGGTCAAACTCAAACGGCAGATAGTCGTGGTTTGCTATGGAAAGGAGGCGCTTGGTCGCGGGAGAGCAGGCGACGTAGTGAATGACGGCGTCCATGCGCGTGAGGAACGGGGGACTCTGTCCGCCCTTTTGCTGCGGCGCCACGCCTCGTTCGCATTCAATGACTGCCGACATTTCGATGGGTGGAGGAGATGGAGGCGTCGGAAGTGCAGCAGTTTGGGGGTTCTGATTCCAAAAACGCCCTAGCATTATTGCATGTCTCCAAACAACATGCGCCTATTTTACCTTACACCCAAACACTTGTCGAGCGTTGATGTTCCCTCGTGAACGGGTTTTGACCGCTTCAGGCGGAGTTGCTGAGACGCCTTTTGCACTGTTTCTGCTGTCAGCGAGACGTACGACTTTACGTCGCGCGCCGACGCTTGCGTGTTGACCGAGGGCATATACAGACGAATCGGCGCCACCGCGATGTGGAGGGGGCGCGTTGCGTGACGCAGAAGTTGGCGATACTGCTGAATATCCAGGTTCCCTCCAAACATGCGAAGAACCCGTCGGTCGGGCGCCGGATGAATATCTGCGCTTTCGTATAGTTTCCCGTACACAGAGACTAGCAAAGAATGGCGGAACCACTTCTCCGATTCCAACAGTTTCGAATCGTTGTAAATGTAGGACAGGCAGCACTCGGGACTGCAAAAGTGTCCTTCCCCATGGTACGTGTTGGTATACGACTCGTACCGGGTCGGGATTACGAACGGCGACTGCGAAAAGGAGTGGCAGCACCAGAAACAGGCGGTTTCGCGCGCGTACTCTGTCATAAGATGCAGTTTCGAAATAAGGTCGTGTACCACACTTTCATCGAAGCGAACGGCAGCAGAATCGTGCGTCTCCCGAAGCACGTCCGAGTACGTCGTCTGCTCTTTGGGTTCCGGTTCCGGGACGGTCGTAGTGTCAATATCCGTTTGGACAACAAAGTCCTTGCGAACCTTTAGAAAAAAGATGACTGGGGGAAGCGATAGATCTGCCTTAGGTGCGGCGCTGTCTTCAGATGCAGTTTTCGCCTTTTTGGCGCGAGGGGGCATTTACATGAATACGTTTTTTCTGTGTAAAACGAACCGGACTTTCGGAGGAGGGGTCCGAAGTATACAGGAGAATGTCTTCGAAAGCATACAAGAAGCACACGCACCGCGAGCACATTCTGAGTCTGCCCGATACCTATGTCGGATCCATCGAGACGGCGCCCTCCGACCCTATGTATGTTGTGGACGCAGGTGACGAAACGTTTGTGCTCAAGTCGATCCCCGATTTCAACCCAGGTCTCTACAAACTCTTTGACGAGATCGTGGTGAACGCCCACGACCAGGTGGTGCGCATGCGCCAGCGCGGGAGCGACGCGCCGGTCAAGAACATTCACATCAGCGTAGACGACGCAACAATCACCGTCAAGAACGACGGCGAGGGCATTGATGTGCTCGAGCACCCCGAGTACAAGGTCTGGATTCCGCAACTCATCTTTGGAGAGTTGCTCACCTCCTCGAACTACGACAAGGAAGAGAAGAAACTCGTGGGCGGCAAGAACGGGTACGGCGTCAAACTCGCCAACATCTTTGGCGAGTCGCTGACTGTGGAAACCGTGGATGCGAAAACTTCGAAAAAGTACACGCAGACGTGGGAGACCAACATGACGGTCGTGCACCCGCCGAAGATTGCTACTTCGAAGGTGAAACCGTACGTGTCCGTCGCCTGGACGCCCGACCTTGCGCGCTTCGGTTTGAAATCTATCAGCGCGGGCATGCAGAGTCTCTTCCGTCGGCGCGCGACCGACCTGGCAATGACGGTCGGCAAGGAGGTCAAGGTCCACTGGAACGGCGCGCTCATCAAGTGCAAGGACCTCGCCGTCTACGCCACCGAGTTTGTGAGCACGCCCGTGGTCTCGTTCTCTAACGAGCGCTGGAGCGTCGTCGTCGCCGACACGCCCATCGACGGGCATCTCCAGGTCTCGTTTGTCAACGGCATATGGACTTCGAAAGGTGGCACGCACGTCGACTACATTACGAACCAGGTCGTGTCGCACGTCGTGGACTACCTCGAGACCAAGAAGAAGATCAAGGTCAAACCGTCGATGGTGCGCGAGAACCTTGCGGTGTTTGTCACGGCGCAGATCGAGAACCCGTCCTTCAACTCGCAGACCAAGGAGACGCTCACGTCCAAGTCGTCTACGTTTGGGTCGACGTGCAAGTTGCCCGAAGAGACGCTGAAGAAGATCCAGAGCAAGTTGGAACTCGTGGACACGCTCGTCGTGTCGCAGAAAGAAAAGGACGATAAGGATAACAAAAAGTCAGATGGAAAGAAGAACAGCAAAATCTATGGCATCCCAAAACTTGAGGATGCTGCTTGGGCCGGCACCGCAACCAACTCCGCCCGCTGCACCCTCATCCTTACCGAGGGAGATTCCGCAAAGGCAATGGCTCTCAGCGGTCTTACGAAGACTCAGCGCCAGACTTTCGGCGTGTTCCCACTGCGGGGGAAAATCATGAACGTCAAGGACTCCAGCGCCTCCAAGGTCGAACTCGCCAAAGAAATCGCCGAGTTGAAGAAGATCCTCGGTCTCGAGTCGGGCAAGGTCTATAAGGACCTGTCGAGTCTGCGCTACGGTCGCGTCTTGATCATGACCGACCAGGATTACGACGGGTCGCACATCCGCGGTCTCCTCGTGAACCTCTTCCACGAATTGTGGCACGACCTCATGAAGATCCCCGGGTTCCTCGCCTACATGGCTACGCCCATCGTAAAGGCGACAAAGGGCAAGGTCACACAGACGTTCTACACGCAGTACGAGTACGACCAGTGGAAGGTCGCCGCCGGCGCAGGGTGGACGATCCAGTACTACAAGGGTCTGGGCACGTCGACGCGCGACGAGGCGCAAGAATACTTCAAGGACCTGAACATCACAGAGTTCTCGTACACGCCCGACAGCGACCTCGCCGTGGATCTGGCGTTCAACAAGGCGCGCGCGGACGACCGCAAGACGTGGTTACAGGGACACTCTGCAGCAGATATCGTCGTGCCTCACGCAGACCGCCGCCTGCCCTACGAGGAGTTTGTGCACCGCGACTTGATTCACTTCTCCTACTACAACCTCGAGCGCTCCATCCCCAACATCATGGACGGTCTCAAAACATCGCAGCGCAAGATTCTGTTCGGGTGCCTCAAGCGCAAGTTGACCGACAAAGTCAAGGTCGCGCAACTCGCCGGGTACATTTCCGAGCACTCGGGGTACCACCACGGCGAGATGTCGCTCAACGAAACCATCATCGGCATGGCGCAGGATTTCGTGGGCAGCAACAACGTCTCGTGGTTGGTCCCCAAGGGTCAGTTCGGCACGCGCCTCGAAGGCGGCAAGGATTCTGCCGCCTCCCGCTACATCTTCACGTATTTGCAACCCTACATCAAGCACCTCGTGCCCCACGACGATCTGGGCGTCTTGAAGTACCGCGACGACGACGGTTTGTCGGTTGAACCCGAGTGGTACGCGCCCGTCCTGCCCATGCTTCTCGTCAACGGGTGCCGCGGCATCGGCACGGGGTACTCAACCTTCGTGCCGTGCTACAACCCCGCCATTCTTAAGGACGCCCTGCAGACGTGGTTGCTCGGCGACGTTGCCGACATGTCGAAACTCGAGGCGTGCAACCTCGCCCCGTGGTACCGCGGATTCACGGGGCGCATAGAACTCATAGGAAGCGACTTTGTGATGACCGCCAAGTACGAGTACAATGCTGCAAAGAAGACGGTGCGCGTCACCGACCTGCCGGTGGGGTACTGGACGTCGCAGTTCAAGCAGATGCTCGACGCGTACTGCGAGAAGAAGGAGGTCATCAAGGATTACACAGACACCTCGACGGATACGGACGTGAACTTTGAAATTCTATTGTACGATGCACTCGCGGTCGACGTTCTCGAGAAGACGCTCGGACTCACCGACAAACTCAAGACCACCAACATGCACGCCTTCGACCCATCGGGTACGATCAAGAAATATTCCACTCCCAATGAGATCCTCGTGGACTATGCTCGGTCCAGGTTGGACCTCTACGTCAAGCGGAAGGCGCACCTCCTCGCCGAACTGAACGCCAAGATGCCCTGGCACTCCAGCGTCGTCAAGTTCCTGACGCTCATGTGCGAGGACAAGATTGATCTCCGCAAGAAGTCCACAGACCAGTGCCACGCAATCCTTAAGACTCACGACCTCGAGTGCATCGACGACCTCCTCAAACTGCCATTCAGCAGCGTGACCGAGGAGCAGATCGCGAAGCACCAGGCGGAACTCGAGAAACTCCGGAAGCAGATCGCACAGATTGAGCACACGGCGCCCAACGAGTTCTGGTTGCAGGATTTATGCGCTCTGAAAGTATAATCTACAAACATATGGGCGATAACGGACGTGCAATTTACCAGTCTCTTCTCGCAGAAACCGACACCGAAGCGCGCGATGACTACGAGTACGATCCGCGCGTCCAAATGTACATGAACCGGCGTGCGGGAGAAGCAGATGCAGTTGCCCGTCAACCCGCGTACAATCCTACGGGAGATATTCGAGGCGTTCAAGAAAGCGTTGCCGACCTCGTACGCGATCACAACGAGGATCTTGTATTGCAGAAAGCGCCGGACACCATCCCGAAAACACACACCGTTCTCATCAATACCGGATACCGAGATTGGACAGTTCAACCCGATGCATATTCGAACATTTTTTCGTTTGGAACCGAGCAGAACATTGATTTGAACGGACCGCAGACGCCATATTATTTCAACAATACTGTGGTACCTCTCGCGGCGTACGAAACGCCCTCGAACGCCCTGATCGTCGGCGCAGGCGTACGCAACACCTACATGACCCCCGCCAATATTGCAAAGCAGACGTTCAACACTGCGTCGGGTGCAACTGTCCCTCCCTACTTTATTACCCAGGCGCAAACCTACCAACCCACATACGGGTGGAAGATTGTCGTGTCGAACGGCGCGTTTATTCACACACCCACTCCGTTCTCGTACAGAGACGCAAATGTTCGCGTATACTACTACCCCACCTACAGTTCTGCAAATCCGCGCGGCGCCCAACTTGGTATCGACATCCAACCCAAACTCTATGGCGCCAATCAGTACAACTATTCTACGTCTCGGCGCTTCTCGAACGTGAGCAGCATTCGTCTCATACGCGCGACACTGCCCGTCCGCGCCAACCAACCGTGGAGTTCATCGGCGTTTGCGGGAACACCCATCGCATACCCCGACTCGTTTCACGCCAAGTCCTATGCGTTCATGAACATCGGCAGTCTGAACGGAGGGCAGTACGGCGGCGCCCAAGCAGTCCAGCGTGCGTTTGCTACACTCACACAGATGACGCGCAACATCTACGAACCCTCCGGAACGTTTCCATCGCAATACATAGACTTCTACCCATGGGCGAGCGAGGCGTACACCTTTGACCCGCCCATGCGCGAACTCTCCAACGCAAACCTTCTGCTGGTCGACGAAGTAGGTATCAATTATTCGCAGGTCGATAATTTGAACGTAACCGCCATGCAAATCATGCCGGGGCAATCTCTCGGAAAAGTCAAGTTCTTCGTCGCAAATACGTCCGTATCCCTGACAAGTTATGGGGATAGCAACGTAATTTACGGTAAGGACCTGAGAGTAGGCGACGAGATCGTGTTTTACGCACCCGCAGTCTCCCAAATATCTTCGGATTCAAACTCGACATCTACCTTGAGAGCACTCTTCCAGACGTTTTCCAATAACTACATCGTCACGGACATTTGCAATGGAGACTTTGCGACATCGGCAGTTCTTCCCATCGCAAGTTATGGGACATCCTTTTTGGCAGCACCCAAGATTTCCACCAGCAACATGACCAGCGTGTACACTACACTGTCTGCTCTCTCAGTCACCACATGTAACATATGCCTCCGGTCCTACGCATCGCAGACAGCATCCATTCCCAACACAAAGATCTTCTCGCAGGACTATGTCTTGCCCATCCTGAACAAGAATCTCCAGGCGACTTTCGCCCTCGAGATCGTAACGCAAGAACCCGACGCAAGTAAGATTGTGAAAATGATTCCTGCTAGTGAATAAGAATACAAAGAATGTCGACAGCGAAATCTGCAGCAGCAGGGAACACTCGACTCGGCGAACTTTACCCCCACGCAAACCAAGAGATCGCCCAGATCTACATTCAGTCGGCAGTTCCCAACGCCCCCAAGCACACCGGGTTTGTTCCAAACGGAAGCGACCCGGAAACAAAGACGAC